CATCCGCCTGCAGCGCGGCGAGGAATTTGTCATGCGGCTGGCCCAGTTGGTCGGCGACCGCCTTCTGCTCGGCGTTCAGCGCGGTGATCACCGCGTCCGTGTCGGGCGGGGCGCTGGCCATATGCGACGTGGCGAGCGTCATCAGCCCCGCGACGGCGCGTTGCGCCCGGCTGGGGTCTTCCATGTGGAAGGTGATGTAGAACTCGCGGTCCTCGGGCCGGATGGCCCGCTTGTTCGCGATCTCGCCGTCGATGAAGGCCTCCGAAGCGGCGCGCTTTTGCGCCATCTCCAGCGCATCGAGGCGACCGCGCAGGGTCGCGTTCTCGGCCTGCAGCGATATCTGCGCCGCGCCCTGAGCCAGTTTGCCCTTCACGGCGGCAAGGATCGCTGTGGGGTTGGCATCGTCGACACCCAGCTCGGTGCCGATCGCGGCCAGGGCCGACTGCATCGCGGCGGCGGGCTTCATGTCGGACTTGGCCGGGATCGCCGCCATGACCTCTTCGGCGGTGGCGGTGGCGGGCAGGCCCAGCTTTTCGGCCAGGCGCGCCAGGAACTCTTCAAGGGTCACGGGGCTCTCCATCTTCTGGGCCGTCTTCTGGGCCATGTTCAGGGCGGTCAGGTTCTTGATGTTGGGAACGTTGGTCAGGCTGGCCCGCAGGATCTGCAGCACCTCGCCCGCCTTGGTGTGGAAGAACACCGGGCTGATCCCGCGATAGGCGCGGTCGGCCAGCAGCGCACGACCCGAGGCGTTCCAGTCGACCCGGCCCCAGATGCCGTCGGCACGGGCCTGCAGCTCCTTGATCCAGCCGCGCGCCGGGGCCTCGCCGCCCTGCTGGCCGATCTTGTCGGTCGAATGGTTCTCATCGATCAGCATGCCGCGCTCGTCCGACATCGAGGCGGCGATCACGGCGGCGGCATCGACAACCCGGTAGGGTCCGCGCCCGTCGAAGGTGCGGATGGTGTTGTCCGCAGGCAGCAGATGCACCCAGTCGGGCACATCCGCCCCGGCGGGCAGATCCATGGCGGCCATCAGGGCCAGAAGCGGGCGGGGCGGGGTGTTCATGCCGCGATCATCGCGACATCGAAGGCGTCAAAACATCCGCAACGGTGTGCGGAGACGCAGGCCCCCGCGGATGCCGCAAGCCTGCATGGCCGGTGGGGTCCGGTCAAGACGCGGTGGTGATCGCCCCGGTCAAGTATTCTTCGATGATGTCCAGCATGTTGGTCTCGTCCTCCGGTGACAGCCCGATGAAGGGGCGCGCCGGGATGTCGCCCCACAGATGCGGGAACGCGGCCCGGGTGCCGCCGAACTGCATCATGGCGGCTTGAACGACACCCGAGCCGACCTCGACGAAGTCGCGTCCCGCATCGTGAAAGATCCCCTCTCGCATCGTGCCCGACTGGACCAGCGGCTTGACGCTGCTTTTGCGCGCAAGCGTGACCGGCGAATTTGCAGCCCAGGCCGCGCCGTCAGGACCCTTGCCATCGGCAAACCGGTCCTTCGTGGATTTGGTCAGATATTCCCCGAGCTGCTCCATCAGGGGCGTCATGTCGTCCATGCTGCCGCTCAGCCGGTCCAGCGCGCCGGTGACCTGGTCAGCCTTGAGTTCGACGATGAACATGGCTATCTCCTTCCTGCGGGCGCGACAGGGTGCAAATCTCCCTGCCGTAGCACGATCTCGGGATCGGAGCGCCATACGAGGTTTCCGGGCAACCGGGTGGGAGGCCTCGTCGCCCGCACATCATTTGTCCTTGCGAAGCAGGTTGAGGATGTCCCGGTCCCGCTTGGCCTGATCCTTTGACAGACGCCGGTAGCTGACGATGCACAACTCGTCCTTCTCGATGACGGCCTTCACGACGAGGACATATCCGGGTGCGCCTTCCACCTCTTGCACGAAGATCAGGCGGCGTGCGTCTTCCCGGATGCGCCGGGTCGCGTTGTCGATGACCGACTGAACCGCCAGGTAATCTTGCGCAGTCAGTTCAGGATGTTCTCGTGCCTGCTTCTCGGCGCTCTGTTCCGACAGGACCGCGACCTTTTGTGTCGATCCTATCATGGCGGCGTCCGCGTCCGTCAGGCGTGCCAGCGGCCAGCTTCCGACCGGAGCGGCGAACCACTCCGCAAAAGCGTTCGTCCGCAACCATGACTGGATCAGATCGACGGACGGACGCCCGGGCAGATCGTCCAGCTTCTTCGCGAGCGCCGCCACCGTATTGGCCACGGTCGCCCCGGGCGCATAGGCCCAGCCCTTGCTGATGCCGACCGGTGCCCCGGTGCGCGGGTCGATGCTGGCCCAGTTGTCGGGCAGCTTCAGGTCGGGTTTGCCGCCGAGGATCGCCGCCGATTTCAGGCTGCGCGCGCCCGAGACATAGCAGCTGCACCCCCAACCATTCGGCGGATAGTGCGTGGCCCAGAACGGATGGTCCGCCGGCAGGATCAGACCGTTCCAGGCCAGGTGTTGCAGGCGCGGCTCGGCCGAGTTGCCGTGGAAGTAGATCCAGTAGGGGAACTTCGCTGCCGTCAGCTGCGCGAATCGACCGGCGTGATAGCTGGTCGACACGTTGGTGCGGTAGATCACCTTGGTCCGCCAGGCCTCGCCCTTCTTCGTGCCCTGCCCGGCCGGCGAAATCTGCCAGCCCTTCTCGGCCACGATCTTGCGGAAATCGCGGCGGAACTCTTCCAGCGTGGTGCCCTGGGTGACCGCCTTGTCCACGGCCGCCGCCAGATCGGCCAGCACATCGGCCTTCATCGCCCCCGCCACCATGAACGCGCGGTCATGTTCCGACTGCCAGACATCCGTCCAGCCGGTCGTGGCCTGCAGCTGCGCCAGGCGCAACCGGAAGGCCGCGACCTGGAACTTGAACGGCTTGTTGAAGGCGGCGGTAACGCCCGTCACTTTGCCGCCTCGTCCACCGCGATCTGGCCGCCCGCATTGGCGGCGACCAGACCGAGGGCGATCACGTCGGCCAGAACACTTGCGTCGATGTCCGGGAAGCCCGCCAGCAGCATCTCGCGCAGCTCGTCAAAGCTGCCCGCCGACCTGACCATCGCCTCGATCTGATCGAGCATCGCCGCCATCGCCGGGGCGGCCTCGACCGCCATCCGGACGGCCAGTACGTCCTCGGGCGACCCCCCCGGTTTTTTGCCCGCCAGAGGCCCTTCCGCCTGCAACGCGGCCTCCGCCCCCGGAAGGGCCTCAACCCGTTTAAATTCGCCGGGATTGCGTTTAATTCCGCGATCCGACACCGATGGGTCGGTCGGCAGCGCGGTGGCTGCGGCCGCGCCCCCCGCAGGGCGCAGCATCTTGGCCCCGGCCTTGGCTTCTGGCAGACCGAACCGGGTCAGGATCGACCCCTGTTCGACCTCGAGCCCGCGGTCGATCATCGGGCCCAGCGCGTCGGCCAGCGCCTTGAGGTCTTCCTGTTCCACCCGCTCGATCCGCAGGCGCGGATAGACCCGCACCTGGCCGTGGTTCAGTTGCACCCAGGGCCGGATCAGGTCGCGGTTCAGGATCGCCGCCAGGGCGCGGGCGTCGGCCGTCTCGATGTCCTTCTGGACCTCGCGGTGCTCCTTGCCCGATCCCATGCCGCCGGTCAGCGCATCGGTCGTCGCGGTCTGGCCCAGCACCGCCTTGCTGATCTGCTGGTCGATCCAGTCGGCGCGCTCCTTGTAAAGGGTGTGGGCAGCCCCGACGTTGCCGCTCTCGATGAACTCGATCTGCATCGAGTCCGGGATGATCGCCGCGCAATCCCCGGCGATGTTGGCCACGGCGCGGAACAGGGTGTCGCGGTCTTCCTTGGTGGCCCCCGGCCCGAACTTGCCCACCCGCACCGGCTGGCCATAGGTCTGGCTGAAGATCGCCCAGTCCCGCTGGGTGTAGGCCTTGAACATCCAGCCCCAGGCGGCCACCCGGGCCAGACCCGCCCGCAGCGCCAGACCGGACTTCGCCTTGATCTGCGCCGCGATGAACTTGAAGCCGGGCAGCGGCATTTCCTGCCCGGTCTCGCCCAGCATCATCGGGGTCTTCAGGTCGGTCCGGGCAAAGCGGAACCAGCGCGGATCGCGCCATTCCAGCCGCTGCGGCATCCACTGGCCTTCGGAATGATCCCAGATGATTTCGGTGAAGCTGTAGCCCTTGCCGACGCAGTCGAGGATGTCGAACACCTCGTCGGCCAGCTCGTCGCGCCTGATCCAGTCGCGCACCATCTGTGCGATCGCCTCGTCGGCGGGGTCTTCGGATCCGGCATCGACGGTGATCTCGATCTGGCTGACCGACCGGCGGCGGGTGCCCAGCACGCCGAGGTAGTGCGGATCGCGCTCCTCGATCGTCTCGGCCAGCTCCAGATAGCGCAGCGGGTCGCCCGCATCCGCCTCGCGCAGAATCTCGGCCAGGCGCAGCGGGTTCAGCCCGTCCGCCGGATAGTTCGAGATCGGGCTGCGCACACCGCCGACCGTCGCCGCGGCGATTTCCTGCGTCAGGGCCTTGCGCTCGACCGGCTGGCCGTCGGGGCCAAGGAGTTGCGGGGATTTCATGCAATGGATCCTGTGCAGGTGTTTCTGGTCGTCATGGGGCGGCCGCACCCGGGCTGATGATGACGTCGATGAACCCGGCGTTGGGAAACGTCTCGGTCCTGCCATTCGAGTAGGTCACAGTGAAGTCCGCGCGGAACGTGCCGGGTGCGGCGGTATCGGCCGGAACCCAGGCATAGATCACCGTTGAAGGCAGAATGACCGTTGCAGGCTCGGCATCGACAACCATGACGCCAGCCGGGGTGCTCATGTTGAACACGCAGCTTGCCCCGGTCAGGTCTGCGGACGTCTCCAGCAGCAGCTGAAGAACCGGTGAGGTGTCGTCGCGCTTCAGATAGAAGGTCTGCTGCATGTCAGGCGTCTCCCGAGAAGGTCACGGCGTTCAGGCCGGGGTGAGCCAGAGTGGCGATGTTGCGGGGCCGCACAACCGTTGCGCCATTGCTGCCGCTGCCGGGTTGGGCTTGCTGACTCGTTTCCGGCGGCCCGAGCCCCGCCGGAGAAAATTCGAAGAACGCCCGTTCAAACAGGATGCGCGCGGGATCG